AAATGGTCCTGGAGTTCTTCCTATACAAAAGGTTCCTTTAAGTAAGAAGACTAAGGAATGGAGAGAGAATTCTGTTAATGCTATTATAGGCAAACAGGGTACGGGGCGCATTGGTACGTATACCAGAAAAGAGCATATGGCTATAGACTATGAGCTCTATAATGGTAATTTTAATAAGAAAGATCTTAAATATATTACTGACCCCTATGATATTGGAGATAGTTTTCCAGCATCACCGCAGGAGTTTAATATTATTAGGCCTAAATTAGATCTACTTGTTGGAGAAGAATCAAAGCGTCCTGAGAATTTCTTAGTTGTTCAGACCAATGATGAAGCGGTAAGTATGTTGCAATCTCAGAAGAAGGAGCTACTGATAAATTATATGAATGATTTATTGGGCGTTTCTAATGATGAGCAACCTGCAATGGATCTTCCGCAGATTCAGGAGTATATGACGAAGAACTATAAAACAATTGCGGAGACGCAAGCCACACAAACCATACGATATCTACGCGAGAAATTGAATCTTAGGAATGAGTTTCTACGTGGTTGGAAAGATGGTTTGATTGCGGGCGAAGAAGTGTATTATGTAGGAATACATAATGGAGAACCTGTATTATATAGACAAAATCCATTGGATTGTGATTATGATCCGAATCCAAATTTGGAGTGTATTGAAGATGGTGACTGGTTTGTCAAACATACTTTAATGTCACCGGCTGAAATATATGATACTTATTATGATAAATTAAGTGAGTCAGACTTAGATGAATTACTAAGGATGACCAGAAACTCATCTAGTGTTGGGAGAGGAGCTCAAGGAGATGACAGTTATAGACCTATTGTATATAGGGAAAATATAGCAGATAGTTTCAGGCAAGGATATGTTTATACTGATGATAAATTAGATATATATCATGTAGTATGGCGTTCTTATCAGAAAGTAGGATTTATTACTTATAAAGATCCAGAAACTGGTGAAGAAACAGAAGTTCTTGTTGATGAGAATTATAAGCCAGACGTAGGAGAAAAAGTTGATTGGCAATGGGTTGGTCAAGTATGGGAAGGATATAGAGTAGGTAGAGATTTGTATTTTGGAATTGAACCTGTAGATTATATTGATGCCCCTATTGATTCTCCTGCACGTCAGAAATTGCCTTATTCTGGAGTTATTTATTCTAATACTAATTCTAGAAATAAGTCTCTTGTAAGCATAATGAAACCATTGCAGTATATGTATATTGTAGTATGGTATCGTTTAGAATTGATGCTTGCCAGAGACAAGGGTAAAATCCTGACAATGGATGTAACCCAAATACCTAAATCTATGGGCATTGATTTGCCTCAATGGATGCACTATCTTAGTGCGTTGGGTGTTAACCTGATTAATCCTTATGACGAAGGCTGGGATGTTCCTGGTCGAGAAGGCGGTAAGCCTAGTCAGTATAATCAGATTTCTGCTCAGGATCTTAGTATGATAAATGTAATTGACGGTTATATTGGCATACTTGCTAAGATAGAAGATATGATTGGTGAATTGTCTGGTGTTTCAAAACAAAGACAAGGAGCTATTCAACAGCGAGAACTTGTGGGTAACGTAGAACGTGCTGTTATCCAATCTTCTCATATTACTGAACCATTATTCTGGAAACATAATCTAGCCAAGAAGAATGCAATCACTATGCTTATTAATACAGCTAAGCATGCGTGGAAGAATTCAGATGGTAAGAAGTTACATTTCATCTTTGATGATATGTCCAGAGTATTTATGGATATAAGCGAAGATTTTCTATATGCAGATATAGATATTTTCTTATCCGATTCTACTAAGGAAGATCAACAACTACAGTCTCTTAAGAGCTTACTTCAACCTGCTATGCAAGCTGGAGCTGGTTTATTTGATGTAGCTGAGATTCTTACTTCAGATAGTATGAGTGAGATTAAAAATAAACTTAAGCAGATTGAGATTCAGCGTCAAGAAATGGTACAGCAGCAACAGCAAGCTGAACAGGAAATGGAGATGCAAAAGCTACAAGCTGAGATGGAAGAGAAGCAGATGGATAGAGATCAGGATGAACGTGAATCTCAGAGAGAGTATCAGAAGGCCATTGATGTAGCAATGATTCAAGCTCAATCTAAAGCAGAAGATATTGAAGCTCCTGAAGATAATACTCTGGAAAAAGAGAAACTCAATATCCAGAAAGATAAGGAGCGACACGATTATGAAATTAGTAAAAGGCAAATGGATGAAGCTGTTCGCAAAAATCGTATGGCAGAAAAACAGAAAGCCGAAGAAATAAGTATTAAACGAAAGGCTGCGAATAAACCGCAACCAAAAACTAAATAATTATGGCAGAAGAGAATACTCCGTCCCTTGGTGGGTTTGATCTATTATCAGATATGCTTGTCGGCGGTGCCACCAAAACTGATGAAGACGGAAGGTTAGATGTTGGCAGTGAGCCGCCTGTAATAGATCCAAAAACTATTAAGGAACAACTGGCTAAAGAAGAACCCCTCGAAGAAGACGAAAAAAAGAAAGAAGAGGAGGAGAAAGAACAAGAAGAAGAAACACCTGAAAAAGAAGAAAAAGAAGAAGAACAGGAAGAGGAGCAGGAAGAGGAAGCTGAAGAAGTCGAAAAGTCTGAAGAAGATCTTGGAGAGTTTGAGGCAGATGTTACTGCTCTACTGAATGAACGTTTCTCCGAAGAACTAGGATGGAATATACCTGAAGAAGAGGCACCAAAGAGTGTCAAGGAGTTTGTAGATATGATGAAGGAGATAGTTGCCGAGGCATCTGCTCCTCAATATGCAAACGAAGAAGTTCAGGCATATGACGAGTTTGTTAGGAATGGTGGAAATCTACGTGAGTTTTATAAAAATGCAGTCGAAGGAAGGGTTGATGTTGAAAATGTGGATATTGATAATTCATATGATCAGAAACAAGTTTTAACAGAGCACCTTACTAACCAAGGATACAGCAGTGATCGTATAAATAAGATGATTAAACGATACGAAGATGCTGGAGTTTTGGAAGATGAGGCCCAAGATGCTTTAGAATTATTAAAAGATTATAACGAAAAAAATAGGAAAAAGCTATTAGAGGAGCAAGAAAACTTTGCGAGGTTGCAACAAGAACAGCAACAAAAGTTTGTAACTGACGTAGAAGAAAGTATAAAGAATTTGGATAATATTCGAGGAGTTAAAATATCCGACAAGGATAAAAAAGAACTTTTAGATTATATTTTAGTACCAGATTCTGAAGGATATACTAAGTACCAAAGAGAGTACATGGGTAATATTAAAAATCTTTTAGAATCAGCGTACTTTACAAAGAAAGGAGATGTCTTGATTAATAAAAGTAAAGCTCAAGGCAAATCCGATGCTGTGAAGAACTTACATGATAAGCTCAAAGCCAATAAGGGTAATAGAAGCCGACAGAGTGGAACCCAAGAACACGGCAAGACTTCATCAGGATTGAGTGTCTTAGGCAGTATGTTACAAGGAAGTTAAATTTTAAATTAAAGTTAGAGTATGGAAAATAATGTTTTGAATGATCTTGTCCTTTATCGGACTAGGTATTTTTCAGATCTTGTTGATGAGAACATGCTGACTAACGCTCTGGTAACACAGCCCCATAAGGTATCACCAGTGATTTCTTACATTTTTGGTTATTTCAACCAGGGTAACGTTATCGACTATATTACCAACGGTATGGGTAATACTGTGACCACAGAGCATAGGCAGTACGAATGGGATGTTATGATTGAACATGACAAGCCTATCACTATTCTCGATGCAAAGTGGCAAGGAACCACTATTGATACTAGCTCTACTTCTACTGATGTACCTGGCCTTGGTCAGAGTACTATTCAATTGTGGCTTCCTGAGAAATGGTTTGGACCAGGAGCTATTCTGACGTTTGATGACAAAGAGTTTCAAGCTAGAGTAGTTGGCGAACCTTATCAGGATGGCGGTGCTTTTGTATACACAGTAGTTGTAGCGGATGGTAAAGCAGAGTCTTATATTGATCCTACTCTTCTCGCTGATGGTAAGCAAGTAAGCCGCCTGGCTTCAGCTTACGAAGAATACAGTGAAGAAGCAGATATTTTCAACTATCAGACTCCGTTTAAACTACGTAATCACCTTACTACTATTCGTGCATCGTACGATATTACTGGTGATGCTTATTCGAGTGTAATGGTTGTTGCCTTGAGGGACCCGGTTACTAAGAAGCAGACCATGTATTGGGCTGACTATCAAGAATGGGTAGCTATGCGTCAGTGGTTCGAGCGTATCGACAAAATGACAGTGTACTCAAAGTATAACGCTAATTCTAACGGTACCGTTGATCTGAAAGGATCTAATGGACGTCCCGTTTATATTGGTGCTGGTTTGCTGCAGCAAATTGCTCCTGCAAACAAGAAGACTTTTACTACACTGACTCTTGATCTGTTGGATACTTTCATGTCTGACCTTTCCTATAATATTTTAGGAATGGGCGAAAGGAAGTTCATTGCGCTTACCGGTGAAATGGGTATGCGTGAATTCGATAGAGTACTTCGTGCGAAAGCTTCCGGTTACACACTCGTTGATACTAAATTTGTTAGCGGCTCTGGTCAGAACTTGGTTCTGGGTGGACAGTTCGTTACTTATAAAGGACTTAACGGTGTTGAACTGACATTGAAGCATTTCCCGTTGTACGATAACCCAACTGACAACAGGAAATTACATCCTATTACCGGCAAACCGCTGGAGTCCTATAGGATGACCTTCCTTAATATTGGAACTAGAGATGGTCAAGCTAACATCCGTAAGGTTGTTCGCAAAGATCGTGAAATGGTTATGTGGTACACTGGTGGTTCGGTTGCTCCGGGCTCTGGTCATGCCAAGTCTATTTCTACTCTTAGATCTAACGCTAAGGATGGATATTCGGTACACTTCTTAACTGAGCAAGGTATTATGATCGCTGATCCTACTACCTCTGGTGAGTTGATTTGTGACGCTGAGTAATAATTAATTAAGGCTTTGGGGGGAGGGCCCCAATACTCCCCCTTTTTTTATAAACCGTTAATAACGAGGAAATGAAAGTAATATTACGCCCACTAGTGACAGCAGATGCGTCCTGGGCAGGTGTTAAAAACTATAAAAACTGTTACGAAGATATAGGTGTCTATTTTACTAGACATGGTCAAAGGTATAACGGAACATTGACGGATGAAGACAGGGAAAGACTTGGCAAGAAATTGGGAAAAGATTTGTCGCCAGGTTCTGATTTTTGGGAAGGTTTCTTTATTCGTACTAATGGGAAGGACATTATTCTGGAAACAGAAGAGCCAATGGACGAGCTAAAGTACCTATATCTACGAGGACATAAAAAAGTAAAAGATTCTATATTCACACATAAAGCAACTGCAAACTTTGTACTTGTTAATCAAGAAGAAGAATCTAAGAAAACTAATCTCTTTAACAGAGTTAAGCGTCAAGCTGGTAGGGAATTCGATAAGATGACTACCGAAGAAATGCGAAAAGCGCTTAGAATATTTGGTAAATCTTCAGAGCAACTTGCTCCAGATGTAATAGAAAACCGCTTATACGAAATAGTAGAGGGAGATCCTCAAGGATTTTTGGAGAAGTGGGCTAACAATAAGAGCAGAGATACTCAATATTTAGTCGAAAGAGCCGTTTCGTTGAATATAATTAGGAAGAATAAAAGGTTATATACATATGGTACTGATACTATTGGTCATGGACTTTTAGATACAGTAGCTTATTTGGAAGATCCTAAAAACCAAGATGTTCTATTTGCTATTCAGCAAGGGGTTGAGGGCAAAGGTACAATTGACAAGGAGCCTATAAAAAGAGAACCTCTAGTTGTTGAAGAGAAAGGCAAGCACCAGTTAAGTATGAAACCTGTTGCTGAAGTCAAAGAAGAACTTGCGAAATCTAGTAAAAAGAAATAATGGACATACAAACAATGCATCAGAACGTTAAGCTTGAGCTTGACAAAACTACTGCTCTAGAACTTCCTGCATTTGAGCCAGAAGAAATTGATT